CCATGAGTAAGTCGTCCCGGCTGTCAAGCCCGTCAGCGTGAGGGAGAAGGTGTTCTCTCCGCCGCTTGTTTCCTTTGACCATGCTTGGAATGTGCCAACCCCGTCGACCGTGATGTACATGAGTTTGCTGTAGCTGTAGCTGCTTTGGCCACCCGTAAAGCGGCCGCTGACATAAGCGATCGTGCCGTCGCTTGCGTCCGGCGTGACCGTTACGCTGAAAGATGCCATGTGTCACCGCCTTACCACGGGGTACGGAAAAACACCGCGCCATACGGGGCGTTTGTCGGGGGAGACGTACCATACATATTGCCCTCGCTCAGGACAAGCTGTCCGCCGCCGAGCTGCACCGTGCCTGCCGAAGCGCTGAGCAGCGCAAACGGCCCGTTTCCCGCCCCCGACGCGAGATAAATGTTGTTGCCGACCGGGGCGACCATTTTAATGCCGCCGTTGAGCGACGTGATTCCCATGCCGGAAAATCCGCCGGACGTGTCGACCGGGATAATGCCGCCGACCGTGTTGCCGTATCCGTCCATAATGGCAACGGTGTCGCCGCGCACGGCCCCAGCCGTCAGGGTGCCGTCGATGTTGACCGACTTGACGTGGATATCCACGTTGCCGGTCGAAGCCAGCACCGCGCCGTCCTTGCTGATCCGGAAGACCGTTCCGCTGTCGCCACTCGTCGCAGATAGTGTGATGCTGCTCAGGTTCTGCGAAATAAGCGTCTGCGCCTGCGTCCCGTCGATCTTCCCGGCAACAGTCGTTTGCAGCCCGTCCACCGTCGCGCTGATCTCCGTGATGTCTCCCTCGGCATTGCTGATGCGTGCCGCCAGCCCCTTCGCCGTGATGGATAATTCATTCACGTTTTTGTCCGTGTCCTCGATCTTGGCGTAGATGGGCTCGCTGATGTTCTTGATAAACTCGCTCAGCGCGTTTTGATTCAGGTTGCTTTCATCCAGATTGAACAGCGTGTAGCGCAGCTGTTCCAGCAGCACGAAAAGGTAGTCGTATACGCCGTTGATCTGCTCCTGCGTGGTCTTCCCTTCCCCGTTCGGGAAGGTCGTTTCTACCAGCTGAAATGTCGTCGGCATTCAAATCACACCTTCCAGTTGCCCCGGCTTTCTTTCCGGTTGTTTCTGCGCCACCACGCCATCGCGTTTTCTACCGCACGGTTGGCAATGGCGTAGTCATTTGCGTAGAGTGCGCTGTCCTGATTGTAGGCGTCCAGTGCTGCCGCCAGATAAAGGCAGTAGCATTCGCAGTGTCCATCCGGCATCAGCAGTTCGAAGTCCTCGATGCTCGCCGTGTCGTCCTCGGCGTTTACCTTGAGGGTGGGGGCTTCCACCACCATCATCTCGGCAAAGCGCGTTTCCAGCTCCATGAGCATTTCCGCCTTGCGCGGTGTGCTCAGCTTATTCGGGCGCAGCGCGTCCGCGTCCCGGATCGCTTTCAGTAGCTTCATTTATTACACCGCCTTGAAATAATTCCCGACCAGCTCGTGCGGCAGATATTGCAGCGTGATCTTGCCGCCTGCCTGCTCGCCCGTGCGCTCGCAGAGGTACACCTTGCCGTCCTCGCCGTCGAGGTAGTACTTGCCGTATTCGTATTCCATGCCGCGGCTTGCCGGAATGGGGTCTGCCTGCGTGCCCGCGTGCTCGGCGTCGATGACCGCCCACAGCGCGGGCGTCTTGTCCGGCGTCCAGTCGGCCTGCGAGGTATGACCCTGACCGGAACGCACCTTATATACCTTGCCGCCGTAGCTCCTGCGGTCGCCCTCGGCGTAAGCCACGGGGTACGCCCATGCCGTGATGAGTTCCGGCACGCTGGCCGCCTCGCCGTCGCTCAGGCTGACCGCTGCCTGCTCGATAATGGGGCGCAGCTCCACCGCGCGGGCATATGTGACAGGCTCGCCTGCAAGGGCGGTGACGGTCGCTTTGGCGCTTTCGGTCTCCGTGGGCTTGCCCATCTTGATACTCACCGTGCCGTCGCGGTGGTCGGTGATGTCCCCGCTCAGGCTGTACGCGCTGTTGTCCCACTCGTTGACGACCTCCTCGGTCTGGCCCGTGGGCTGGCCGTCCGAATCGTACTTGGGTACGGTGTCGCGCTGGACGATGCTCCACGGCGTGTTGTCGGGCAGCAGTGCCGCCGCATCCGTGGCGGTCATCGTCAGGCGAATGTTCTTCACCTCGCGCTCGCCCCATTCACGGTCTTTCAAGATGCCCGTGATGGTCGCGGGGTACTCGGTGTTGTTGACTTTGATGTATGTCGCCATGTAATCGCTCCTTTAAGCAACAAGATTGATTGTTCACGCCCCTGGCGGGCGTTCATGGAGGCGACAGCCGAAGCTGTCGGCCCCAAAAATTGAAGTTACTTGATATTAGAAATATCCGCGTGGATCACTGTGGCGTAAACATGATCCATACCTCTGTCAGATGAGAACGTGATAGAAATAGCTGTATCATTGTTGGTGATGCTCGCAACCCAGCCCCACGATGTGGCACTTGCATTCATCATGTTCCACCAGCCATTCAAATAAAATCCACCCACAGGTCCTTGATAACCAACGTGTTCGTTAGGGAAATGATAATACAACAGTACAATATCCCCATCAACAACGGGTCGATCGATTGGAACAGTTACCTGATATTTCACTGCGTTATCGACTGCCATCTCAGTTCACCACCTTAAAACTGACTTCCACCCATACGGGCGTAGCTGCCGTTCCGCTTTTGGCGGCACCGTTCACACCATTCAAAATCATGCCGCCACCTCCGTTACGAGATGGTTACATCCTCCGCAGGCATGACGAATTCCCATCTGCCAGGTCCAGTCGATGCATAAGGGACTGTAGTTCCAGATGCCCCTTTGATTGTGAAGTTTGGGAATGGGATTGCTCCGTACTCCAAAGTTTGGTACGACCCAGCTGCGCCATTCGCGTTGCATAGGAACCCAACGTTCTCTGTAATCGTATACGTCTTCTCCGCTCCACTCGCCTTCCTCGGTGCGACATTCGCGATCATGCACGCACCTCAGCCGCGAGGCTACGTCTCTCTCTCTCTCTCTCTCTCTCTCTCTCTCTCTCTCTCTCTCGGGCACTTTACTCTGATAAAGTTCATCATAGGCCCTCCTTTCTTGATGTTAAATGTGATAGGTCGCTAAGATTGTGGTCTTCTTCCCCGGTTGCATATACGACGAGCTGCATAACTCGCCACCTTCGACGTAATATCCGGCCGAGGTCTGAGCTTCGCTGTTTTGAATAAGCACTCCGAAAACTGACGGTGTCAATACTTTCAAAAATATATAATCGCCGAAATCGTCTGCTCCAATCTGGTAATGCTGATATTCTCCATTTTCATCCAAATACCACGCTTGTATATCGTCAATACCGGCAGAATGGTAAAGCCTTACCTCTTCATACGCCCCCCCCCCGCATTTCCAGCGGGAGTTGTCGTGTTAAAAATCATAGCTTCCTCCTTATTGTTTGACCGCGTTTGCCTGTAGCCACGCGAGCAGACCGCCGGTCGGTGGCTCGAGGAACGTGACGGTGCGGTATGTTTCCTTCGTCCACACTCCAAACATAGCATATACTTGTACGGAATCATAAAGTAGGCCACCAGCATCATAACCACCGTCACCATGTGCGCTTTTCGAGCTTTGCACAGTAAAGCGCGAGAAAATGGAACCGTTTGATGTAAAGCCAATCGGGAATGTTACATCTCCTTTGCCAACCGCTTGCAAAGACGAATCCAAAACCCACGTCTCCCCTGCCGCTTTCTTTACTTGCGGTAAATTATAGATCACGCGACCACCTCCATTCTTTTGTGTCGTTGATTGTTACTGTTTGACTGCGTACTTCTGTAGCCACGCGAGGAATGCACCCGTCGCGGGCTCCGCGAGCGTGATCGTGCGGTACGCAGGGTCGGTCCAGCCTGTCCCCGCACTTCCAACATCGTATACGTTTTTGTTTCCATATTTAATAGCAAAGGTCGACGGGTTTGCCATAATATCACCTCCGTTATCCAATCGTTGTGCCAATAGAATCAAAACTTTCGCCATTTGACTCAAAGGCTAACGGCATGGACACATTGTTCAGAAAATAGTCGGATGAAATCAAGGATCCAAGAGCTTCTACGCCGGAGGTTCCTAAATTCTCATTGATCACCCACGTCTCAGTTACTGAGGAAGGGGTGACGTCCTTCACGCTTTGGATTACGACCCACACCTCAATGGCTGCGGTCGGCACCGTGTCGCACGTAAAAGTCACGCTGTTCGCAGCCTGACCCGTCATCTGGATACCGGCATCGTCGTATGCGCTCTTGCTCGCAGCGGTCGGCATCGGCAGCAGAAGCTGACTCGCCTCATCCGCCGACACACCACTGATCGTCACACTCTGTGTCTTGGTCGAGCTGTTCCAGCCCGACGCGGTCAGCGTCACCTTATGCGCGACGGGGGGTGTCGCGTAGTCTGTGCCTGCCGACGCCGCGACCAGCCCGCCGCTGCCGTTGCCCTTGAGGATGGCGGTGGTGGCGGGGATGTTGACGGGTCCTGCGGGACCCTGCGGGCCCTGTTTGCCCTGCTCGCCCTGCGGACCTTGGGGACCGGTGTCTCCCTTGGGGCCTTTCAGGTTCACGGTCGCAGGGTTGTCCTTGCCGCCGTCGTTCGTCCACGAGAGGTCTCCGCTCGCGCTGACGGATGGGGTGAAGGTTGTGCCATCCTTGCCATCCACGCCTGGATTCCCCTGCGGCCCTTGCGGGCCTGTTCCACCATCCTTGCCGTCTGCACCGGGGTCTCCCTTGGGCCCTTGTGGTCCCGTGTCTCCGGGATCGCCTTTCTCGCCGCGCGAGGGCTTGCCCGTGTCGGTCGTGCCGATAAACCAGTTGCTGTTGCTGCCGATCGTCGGCGTTGCACCGTTCGCGCCGTCCTTGCCATCCGCGCCCGGGTCTCCCTTGGGCCCCTGCGGTCCCGTACCGCCGTCCTTGCCCGGTGCACCGTCCGCGCCCGCGTCTCCCTTCGGTCCCTTGATGTTGACGGACTTCGGGTTCGTCTTGCCGCCGTCGTTCGTCCAGCTCAAAAGGCCCGCATCGCTTACGCTGGGGGTAAACGTTACGCCGTCCTTGCCATTGGCGCCGTTTGTTCCGTCCTTACCGGGTGCTCCGTCTTCACCCTTCGGCCCCTGCGGACCGGTATCACCTTTCTCACCTTGCGGACCCTGAGGGCCGGTTTCTCCGTCTTTGCCGGGTGCCCCATCCGCACCTGCAGGACCGGCAGGGCCTTGCGCGCCCGTATCGCCTTTGTCGCCCTTCGCGCCCTGCAAAGGGCCGTTGTCGACAAAAGCATTCGTCACGCCGTCGAAGATGTAAATGTCGTAAGGCTCACCAGTGCCGACGCCGTAAGCGTCGCCCGCCTTGGCCGTGGCCTTGTGTGCTGTGTCCAGCGCCTCCTTGCTCGCGTAGTAGCCGAGAACCCGGAATCCGCTGCCTGTGTCTCCCTTGGGCCCCTGAATGCCTTGCTCGCCCTGCGGCCCCTGCGGGCCAACTGCGCCGGTGTCCCCCTTGACGCCCTGTTCGCCCTGCGGCCCCTGCGGACCCGTTTCACCTGTGTCACCCTTGGGGCCTTGGGGTCCGGTATCACCGGTATCACCCTTTTCCCCTTGCGGGCCTTGAGGCCCGGTATCTCCCGGTTCGCCCTTTGGCCCGCGCTCGCCCGTGTCGCCCTTCGCGCCTTTCAGCGCAGCAAGCTGCGCTTCCGTAAAGTCGTCATAGGTAAAGGCGTCGCCTTTGTCGCCTTTCGGCCCCTGCGGACCAGTGCTGCCGGTTTCGCCGGTATCCCCCTTCGGGCCCTGAATGCCCTGAACGCCTTGGATGCCCTGCTCACCCTGCGGGCCCTGCGCGCCCGTTGCACCTGTGTCGCCCTTTTCTCCCTTTGGACCCTGCGCGCCTGTCGCGCCGGTATCCCCCTTGGGGCCTGTCGCGCCGGTATCGCCTTTGGGTCCCTGCTCGCCGGTATCACCTTTCGGCCCCCGCTCGCCCTGCGGACCGGTCGCGGGAATCCTCGTGTCGGCAAAAGCGCCCGCCGCCGCATCCCACTTGAACCAGTTGCCCGTCGCGCTGTCAACGTAGGGCATCTTGGAAACGGCGCTCTCTACGCCCGCCGCTGCCGTCAATACATCGTCCACCCAGCTTTGGTAGGCCGGAGGCGGGTCGACCGTGCTTCCATCCATCGCCGCGCGCACGCGCGTCTTGTAGGTCTGGCTCTTGGCGATAATGTCGCCCAGCGTGTACCGCAGCTCCGCCCTGCCCTCGCCGCTCTTTGCCGTGTCCGCGCTTTCGACAAGCCAGACGAGCAGCCCGTCTTCTTCGCTCAGCGCAACGGGATACGGGGAAGCGTCGCCCTCGCGCTGTACGATCATGCTGAACGAGCCGCCCGCGCCGTAGACCTCGCGCCATTTCTCTGCAATGTCGAAGGTCACCCTGCGGGCCTTGTTCTCGCCCTGCCTGCCGAGGTTGATCTCCTGCATCCCGTATGCTTTCTCTTCGATCATATTGTCACCTCTCTTATGGAAAACGGCGCAGCAAGAGCCGTTTTTCTGTCCCTTGCTGCGCCGTGTCGCAACTGTTTTTCGTGTTTCGCGGAATATTCACTTACACATGGTGCGCTTTCGCGCTGTCCTCGAATTCGCTGCTCATTGCCTGAATGAGATTCGCGGTCGAGGCGTCCTGCTTCATCTGATTCTGGATGGCCCACAAGAACTTTCTCTTGACCTGCACGTTCACGCCGCGCTGGATCAGGCACGATTCACCGTTCACGCACACCAGCAGGTCATCCTTGTACTTTCCGTTGTCCTTGAACAGCCTAACGCTGACGTATTCCTCGCCTGCGCGGGCGGCGTTCGCAGCCGTATTCTGTTTTGCTTCACTCATCGGGTGTCCCTCCGTTTCATTGGTGGGGGCGGCGTTCGCAGCCGCCCCCTGTTGTGGTTAGGTCAGCGGGGTCTCGTCAAACGTAGACGTGGTCTCCACGCGGATCATGTACGCCTCGACCAGACGCTCGGCGACCTTGGTGGCCTTCCAGCCGACGGTCGCGCGCTGGTTGAGCGGGTCAGCAGTACCGGCAGAGCCGAGCGGTTTGACAATGTGCTCAAGGCCGCCGCCGGTCAGCTCGGTCGTGCCGTAAGCCTCGGCACCCATGATAAGGGTAGAGTAGACGTTGCGGCCTTTCGCGCCAGCCTCGCCGGGATAGACGATGTTGCCCGCAACAGGCGCGGTGCTCGGGACTTCTTTCAGTGTGATCGTCGCGCTGCCTGCTGCCGCAGCAGTGGCAGATTCAATCTCGCAGAGCTGGCCATCGATGATGACCATGCGGCCCGCGAGCGCCTTGGCATCGTCCGCCGTAATGACCTCGTTGACTGTAACGACCTTGCCGGAAACGCTCTTGACCTTGAGCTCGCGTGCGCCTGCCGTCAGATCGTCGGCGTGGAACACCTTCGCCTCGGTCGTCTCCACGAAGCGGACGCCCGCGATCTTGCCGATCTCATCGTCATAGATATTGGTCGTGTCCTTGTACTCGTGGGGGCGCTTCCAGTCGGGGTCATCCTGAATGTCATAGGAGCAGTCAGGGTGGATGATGGCCCAGTAGGAGCCCTCATAGCGGGGCGCGTTCATGGTCTTGAGGAAGCGGACCGCCTTGCGCACCGCGCGAACGGTGAAGTAGTGGTTGCCGCTTGCCTCGCCACCGACGAGCAGATGGCGGCCATTCACCTGACCCTCGCCGTACTGGACGTTGGAGCCGCCGTTGATGACCTCGCGGGTGATGGTGTCCAGCGTGCGGCCCGCCTGAGAGCCGAGCAGCACCGTGGCTTCCTGCAGGTTGTTGTCGATGGCGGTGAGCTCGAGGATATCAGAAATCTCCACGAAGTCGCCGTACTGGTCGACCTGCGCCGTCAGCGTGGTCATCGACAGCTTGCGGCCCTTGGGCGTCACGCCTTCGGTGATGGGGGTAAGCGCCTTGGGCAGCGGGTTGTACTTGCGGAACTCGATCTCCTTGCCCTTGCCCTTGGGGATGTTGCGCTTCTGAGCGAAGCGGTCATGCACCAGCTCGGGCTCGGCGTTGTCGATCAGGGTGTCGCAGTAATAGGTCTTCATCTCGCCGGAAAGACCGGCGTCGGTGGTCACGTTCGTCTGGCCCTCAAAGAGGCTCAACACGACCGGCAGAATGAAAATGTCTTTCATGTTCTTCATTGCTTTATCTCCCTTATAAAGTCGGTTTTGTCCGCGCATCAAAGCACGATGCGCTCGCCGCGCCGCACGCGTCTTGCGATCTCCGCGCGGTCGGCCTTTGTGAACTTACTTGGGTCATTCTTGACGATGACCCCCGGCTGGGAGTTTGTTCCGTTTTCGTTCGGGCGCATCCCCTTTGCGCGCACGTTATCCATCACGCGCTTTTCCATCTCGGCCGCCGCTTTCGCTGCGTTGCGTGCCTGAATGTCGCCCAAATGCGATACCTCGTAAGCGTCCCTCACGGGAACACCGGCGCGCAGCATGGCAATGAAGCGCGGATTCTCCTCCACCTCGCGTCTCAGGTCGAAGTCCGGGTAATCGCCCGGCGCGTCCGCCGTGCCGACCAGCTCGCTTGCCTGACGGATCCATTCGTTGTAGGTCTCGTCGGCTTTCTGCGCCCGCTGCCGGTCTTCTTCCTGCTTCTTGAGCTGTTCATTTTCCTGCTGCATCTGCAAATACTTGCGGTACTGCTCAACGCTCATACCCATGCTTTCGGCTTCCTGCTCATAAAGCACCGTTCCCAGCGCCTCGTCGCCGTCAAAGGCAGCCCTGAGCTTTGCCATATCGCCGTCTGCCACGCCATAATGACGCATAAGCGCGTCGATGATGGGCTGCGCATCCGCGATCTTCTGATCCTTGGCCTTTTCCTCGCCGAATCTGCGGTTGATGATGCGCTGCGTCTCCGCAGTGTAGACGTCCTTGTATTTGCCGTTTACGAGGTCGAGGAACTCCTTTTTCAGGTCTCCCTCGCCGTCCTTTGCAGCCCCGGCGTCGTGCTGCTGCATCTTTGCGCCCTTGTCGCCCTTCGGCTCAGTAGCAGACGTCCCCGTATCGTCAGGTGCCTCCTGCTTGCCGAATACAACATTGGCGTATTCGCCCGATTTGCCCTTCCGGGTGGGAGAAGGGCTTGCGCCTTGGGCATCGCCCTGTGTGCCGCCTGCTCCTTCTGCGCCGCCCGATGCACCGGCAGCGGCTCCCGCAGCGGCAGCGCCGCCGTCAAAGAGGCTCAGGATCACAGTAAGCGTGTGTTTGAGGTCCATGCTATTCCCTCCTGTGGTCATATCGCGGGCATTTGGCCTCCCGTGTGGGCCGAACGGCATTCTCTCCGCGTTGCAGTTGGGGACCGGCTGGAAAAGATGAAGAAAAACCGCCGGTCCCGCTGCAAGTGAAAAAGGAGAGAATCATCCGTCCGATACTATCGTATCCCGGCGTTCTCCCCTTCTCACCACGGCTATAAAAATTTTTTCAAATTCCTTCGGATTTTACCGTGATCGCGTCCGGCCTTGACGCTTCCAGCTGCTTCAGCCCGATATACGCTGCTAGGAACGCCGCTTCGATACGCTCATCGCCGCTGCACCGGATACGAAAGCTCGGCTTCTGCTCGTCGACCTCAAGCTCGTCCACCACGGCTGCGCATTCGTTGTTTTCTTCCATGGTCTTGACGTACCCGCCGAACGCATACATGACGCCGGTAATGTAATTGCAGCACGCCGCGTCCGCGGAGTGCCCCTCGCAGACGATGCTGTGATTCCATCCGTCCGTTTTTACCGTTGCCGTCGTCATTGCTTACATCCCAGGCATCGCCGCGCTGCTGCCGCTGTCCATGTTGGGCTTGCTGCGCTCGGCGAGCTGCTGCATATACGGCGTCTGTGCGCCCTGCGCATCCGCGTTTCGGCTTTCCGTGCCGCCGCTGCTGCCGCTCGGCCTTGACGTGTTGCCACTCTGCGCGCCCATACCGGCCTGCGCCGCCATTCCCATATCCTGCCCCGTGAGTTGCGCGATGACCGCGAGCGCCTTTTGCAGCTGCTCGCCCTGCTGCTGCACCACGTTGTAGAGCGTCGCGCCTTCGTTGATCTGGCCTTTGATCTTGTCAATGCCCTCAAAGTCCATCATGTCGAGTGCGATCATGCTCTCCTGCGCCCTGTCGGGGGAGAAGAAGCCCAGCGAATACAATTCCTTTGCCCGCTCGTTCTGTTCCGCTCGGGAGAACGGGTTTTTCTTCTGCGCCTTGATCTTGACGTCGAATACCGGCCTGCGGAACAGCTCGTCGCCGAGGCTGTCCACGCCCGTCACCTGATCGCCGAGCTCGTTGGCCCCAATCTGCGCGTATTCATACGGCAGCTCGTTCGTGATGCGGAAGGTTCTCGTCACGTCGTAGAACTGCCTCATGCGCTCGATGCAGAGCTTCACGATCTTCACCTGCGCGCGATACCCGCCCGCGATCATGTCGCGGCTCATCTTGTTGCCCGCTTCCTGAAGCGCAGAGATGGCTGCCGCCGCCGTCGCGCCGGACGCCGTGCCGCCGTTCGATACGTCGCGGTTGGCGCTCGTCTCCTTCATCTCGTCGATCTTCATCTGCACGATATTGGCGTAGATGGAATCGAGCGGGCGCGTCACCACCTCGCGCAGGCGGTTGTCGTTGATCTCGCCGGAAACGTGGATAATCGGTTTGCGCCAGTCAAGGAACTCGTCCTCGTTGATGTTCAGGCTCTCGCTGGCGAAATACCGGCGCTTGCTTCCCATCATGGATGTTTCAAGGATGTTTCCCCACAGCTTGTCAATATATAGCTGCGGGTCTTTCGCAATGGCCGTGTAGCCAAATCCAGCAGGCGACCCCTTTTCCGGGAACAGCGTATCAAACACGAACGGGTATCCGCCGTCGGAATAAAAGCCGTCCTCGGCGCATTCCGGGTCATTTTCGCTCGCATAGATGATATGTTCTTCGTCGATGAACTTTACGTAGTGCAGCACCGTGCGTCCGCCCACTGTCTTCTTTCGGTAATACCAGTCGACCACAGCGATCTTGCCGCTTGTGTCGACGGAATCGTCGTACTCGTACTTCGCAAGCGATACGCTGCTGCCGCCGAGCTTGCCCGCAAACTGCGGGTATTCATCCTCGAGGATATCCTCATCCACGAGCGATACCGTGAACACGTTTCGGCTCTTCTGGATGTCCTCGACGCCAGGCTCCCAGAAGATATTCAGCGGGTCGATGCGCTCAATGGCAATGTCTCCCAGCCCGTTGTCCTTCTCCTTGTCCCAAAAGACGCCGTAAATGGCAACGCCATGCTTGAGCTTTTCCCACCACTCGAAGCTGTATGTGCTGTCAAATTCGTTGTATTCCATGATGACCGGCAGCACCGCCGAGAGCGTCTCGGCGCTTTTCTCGTCGCTCTGTTCCCTCGGCAGGCACACCGGCTCGGGGTAATTGTCCATCGCGTCTGCGTGCTTGTTGGTAATCGAGTTGAACAACCACGCGCTCGCAGGCTCCGGCGCATCTCCTGCGTCCTTGCTGCCGCGCCGGATATCCTCCCAATGCCGCAGCTTCCACCAACTCTCCTCGCTGATAATGCGGTTTTCGAAGTTGCTCTTCCCCCGCCGGTACTTTTGCAGCGTCTCCACCGCCTCGCCGACCTCTTTACTTCCGATAGCCGCACCGCTGCCGTAATTGGTCTCGCTGTCGCGGAACGCCCCCACAAGCAGCGCGTCGGCCTTTGCATTCATCATCGCAACCGCGCCCGCAGCGTCGGCCTGCTCCTGCGTCTGCGGATATTTCGTAAATCTTGCCATAGTCCCCTCCTGTCAGTTGTGCTGAAACCATGCGTACCTGTCGTAGGTCTGCGGATTGATGTCCAGCGGGTCGTAGATGACCAGCTTCGGCGGCGTGTTCTTCCTCGCCGCGATGGGATTCTCCATGCACACATAGCGCGTCATGTCGTAAATATGGTCTTCCTGCTCGGTGTTCACGTCCTCGACGTGCTTCTCGTCATAAACGAGGTTTGGCACCGTGCGGATAAAATTCTTGCAGGTATTGAAGATATACAGCATCGGGATGCCGTTCTCGTCAAAGGCGAAGCGGTTGTGCAGCTGCATCTTTCCATCAATGCGCGCGTTGTCGCCCTTCTCGAAGTAGACGCGCTCGCGTTCAAAGAGCGAGCCGATGCTCTCCGTCCCCTGCGTACCCCAGATGGCCGGGTCCCCCACGCGGAAGATCTTTCGCCCTTTCAGGTTGGGGTCCTCGCTTTCGATGCGCTTGATCTCCCTCGCGACCGCCGTAGGCTCCATCTTCACGCCCTCGTTCGGCGTCCCCGTGCAACCGTAATACTCCGCAATGTGATAGAGCCGCCGGTCTCCATCCACGGCAAACCAGCCGATGGCAAACGGCCTTGAATAGCCCCAGTCCATCGCACACCACACGGGCCACTCCTTCGGGATGCGGAACGGCGCGATCACGTGCGTATTGATGCGGTCGCCGTAATGCTCGCTGTCGTTTCGCCACTCCGTAAATACCTGTCCTGAGAACGTGTCCCAGTCACCGTATAGCAGCGCGTTGCGTTCCTGCTCCGGCATAGATGCGAGCCTCGTCAGGTAGCTTTCGTCGTTTGCAAGCAGAATCTTGTTATCAAACACCGTGCTCGGTACGAAGATGCGGCTTTTCCATCGCGTTTCCTCGTTCCCGTCCGGGAATCGGATGTTGAACTGCTCCCAGATGGTTTGCATCGGCGGCCCTGCCGTGATGAATCGTTCTTTGACCCATCCGTGCCCCACGCCTCCGGGGTTTGCCTGCGCCCTCTGGTAGCAGCGCGTTCCCGGCCCGTTTGGGCGGTTGCGGGAGAACATATAGCTGTATTCATCCCAAAGGAATTGCGTCAGCTCGTCGAAGTCGATGAAGTCGTATCGCTTGCCCTGATAGTTCGTGCGGTCCTTCGTGTGCTGCATTGACCCGAAATAGATCTTTGCCCCGCTCTTAAACTGCCAGAAGTGCTTGCTGTCGTTGTACTTTGCCCCCGGGAAGATGCGCGGATACAGCTCGAGCGCCCGGTCGATGATCTCCGAGAGCTGCGGGTAGGTTTTGCGCAGGATCAGCCCGCGATAATACGGGATGCCGACCTGCCGCGTCGCTTCCATCAGCGCACAATCGGTCTTTCCACCGCCCGCTGCGCCGCCGTACAGCGCCTCATCTTCCCATCGGCTCATCAATATTGCCTGCTTGGACTGCGGCGTCCAGATCACATTGCGTTTAGCCATTCGCGCCACCGGCTTCGGGCGGTGGAGGCGCAGGCAACACCGCAGGCAGCTCGGCCACGCCGTGCCCATCGTCCTCGTCCTGCTTCTTCTCATCCACCCAGCGGAAATTGTACTTCAAGCTGAATTCCGCGCCCCTCTGCCCGTCGCGGTCAAAGAGCCGTTCCTCGGCGTAAGCCTCAATTCTTGCCTTCGCGCGCAAAACCGTGTCAACGAAAGCCTTCTTCGCCTGATAATTCAGCAGCGCCTGTCTGCTTGTAAATCCAAGCGCGAGCGCCAGCCCTGTCACCGTCGGTGGTCGCTGGTGAATGATAAACGGCTGCCCGAATTTATCGAGAATCGGCATCCCATCGTCCCCGATGATTGGCTCACCCTTGCAATCCTCGAAATATTGGTCAATGACGGCCTGCATCTCTTCAACCGTCTTGTACCTCGGTGTCATCATTGTCCGCCGTCACTTCCTTTCTGCTTTTTATGCTGCAGGCCCCCGCCCCTCGGCCATATCGCGCAGCATGATTTCCCCGTCCGGGAGGCACGGACGTCCTATCTTTGACGATATCATGCCGCGGTCTCATTCTCACCACGGCCCCCGGAAAATCTTTTTTGATTTGTGTCCACTTTTATCTATACCGTTACATACACACAAAATAGATACATCTCTACGTATAGATATATCTCCCTAAAGAAAAGAAATATAAAAGAAAAGAAAGGGGTCCTTTAGTCCCCTTCCCACTCTCCCCTCATTTGTCAAAAGAGAAGAGGCAGGGCGTGAGCCTTGCCTCTTCTTATTCCATTTTGGCCTTTCTCTCCACCCATGCCCACAGGTTGCGCCACAGTAGTAACAAAAACGGCACTTATTCTCAAAGATTGCATCGTGTGCATCATCGGTCGGGATATCTACTCCGCAGTTAGAGCACTTTCCATCTACCCACCGCCCATGCACAACCGGAGCAACGTCGGCGGCGGTCTGTGCGTCTACCTCGCATATCACATCTTCCAGCAAGCCGCACCCGTGTACGTCATCAACGTCAGCATGAGCATCGCGCCAGCCATCTAAAATCTCGCGCAGCGCCTCACGCCCAATGTATCCAGCCATTGTCAGCCCTCCTGTTTCATGCTTCGATTGCTTTTTCTACGGCGTTGCTTTCGTACTCCATATTGTCTGTCAGAGTCATTGTTCCTACATGACATTTTGAGCAAATTACTCTCACACCGCCACTTACAAACAGGCGTGCTTTGCCGCCGCAGAAGGGGCAGGGTTTTAATTCAAACATTGTCTATCGCCTCCACATAGCACCAGCTCTGGGGCGCGCGCTTGATCTGCAAGCTCTCGTTTCCGCAGGTGCCGTCGTTTCCCCTGTACATTGCGCAGCTTTCACAATACCAACTATTCGGGCACGCTCGTCGGAACTCGCTCAGCTCTCGCGGCGTATCGTATATTTTCAGTTCGACGATATGCCAGCCGTAGCCAGTTTTTGCTTGCAAATGCTTGTGTATATCTCGCAGGCTCAAGCACGATTGCCGCGCCACGGCGTTTGTTGTTGGCTGTTCCTTGCCCTTGACATAGTAGCTGCCGCCGGGTGCTTTTGTTTCCAGCTCGTACATCATGTCGCAGATAAACTCCCCGATAACATTGCCCTTGCGGTCTGCCCACTTGCCGCGGTTCCACTTGGCAACATCACGCCCAAGATCAACTCGAAAAAACTCGTTACAGCCTTGCAACGTGCAGTAGATATAGCACTTAAACGGCGTGTTCATCTTTGGCCGCGTCTTGCGCACCTCAATCGTCTTTTCGCCGCAGCAAATTTTCTCGCACCACTTTGGGCGGATGCTCAGCATAACAGCCTTACTCATCCTTCATCGCCTCCAATGCTTTCTTCGCCCCCTCGCAGGTGAGAAACACAGTCTTGCCGATACCATTTTGTTCGAAGCTCAACGCATCAATGGTGCCGTAAATTACATTCGTTTCCCCACGCTCCGACATCCCAACAATCCCCTCATACAGCGAATCTTCGTAGATTTCTCCATCTTCAATTATATACAGCATACTTGATATTGTAGGGGTGAGCACTGGCTTTACTGGCAGCACCACCAACCGCCCGTCCTTGTCGGCTTTCAACAACTCCCGAATCCGCTCTGCCTTTGACGTGTCATCGCTAAAGGCGGCTTCGATAATGGCCTTTGCGTTTTCGCACTGTTCCGGCGTCAGCCCCGTGTCCTCGTATGCGAGTAAATCCTTTCTGATATTCGAATAATCCTCAATGAGCTGCTGCACCACGAACCGCTGCGTCATCGGCCACGCCGCGATCTGCTCTTGCAGCTTTTTCAATGCCTCACCAGAAACCATCACTCCACCTCCTGCATCCAGAACTCGCGGCGGCAGTCTGTGCATTCCCTGTTGATGTCTATACATCCGCCTCCATCCGTCCTATGTGAATGAAAAATTGGGGCGGGGCATACGTCCAACACGCCGTTATTATCTATCTGTGTCTCAGGATATTGCTCCAAAAACACGCTCTGCCGCGTCTTGCGCGGGTGCGCAGCGGCCCAGTCCTTCACTATTTCAACCTGCTTATCTGCTTCACATTCGCGGACTGTTCCGATTTCAAGTTTGCACAAACCACCCCAGGCAGGGCATCCGTCGGAACACCTATTAAATGATTTGCACATCCTGTTGCGTTCTCTTAAAAACTCTAAAGCGGTCATCTTATGCCTCCATTCTATCGATCACTTTTCGAATCACGTCTCCACCGTAAGAGTCTTTCGTCAGCTCCAAAAACTCCGTCAGTGTCATCATGCCATGCTCGAGGTCAACACCGTGATCGCGGGCAAACTGCTTTCGCCCCATGTCACACGAGCCGGTCAAGCGATGATGCCAGTCGTAAAAATACTGCGTCGGATACGCTTTTTCGCGGTCTGTCTCGCGCAGGAACATCGCAATGCGTTCATCTTCCGGCATATCCTCAAACAACTTATCGCGCAAGGCCTCCATTGCCTCGCGCAGCGTTTCGCCGTGCGCGAAAACATTTTCCTGCTTGACGATGTAGCACGGTGTGAGTGTCAAATCCTCGTTCACGATTGCCCCATGCGCAGTGTTACCGCGCACGGAACGAATCAGCGTGTTTACGCCGTCAATTCGATAAACCGGGGCCCCATTGAAACTTTTAATGCCGGAGCCGTCGCCGTAGCCGTAGCCGTAGCCGGAGCCGGAGCCGTAGCCGGAGCCGGAGCCGTCGCCGTAGCCGGAGCCGTCGCCGGAGCCGGAGCCGTCGCCGTAGCCGTAGCCGTCGCCGGAGTTCACTGCCAGAAATGCCTTGACCTTCTCATCAAGCGTCATCTCTTCCACTCCTTTACGCCTCGAAGCGACGCAGATGCCGCATCCGTGCACGGGATGATCTGGATTGCTCCCAGCACGGTCATTTCCGGAATCGTCACGGTAAAACGGCAGCCGCCCGGAGCTTTCGTCCCCTCCTTCGCGAGCTGCTCCACGGCACACGCTCCGTCCCAGCTCCACAGCTTACGCACCTCCGTCATGGTGACCTCGGAGCCGTTTCTCTCTTTGATCTTGCCGAAAAATACGCCTGCGCGGTCACAGCGAACGATATAGTCCTGATTGTTGTTCATGATGAAATTCCTCCTGATTTTTGTTAAAATTTGAAGCTCTCTCTGAGCTTGATTCCGTTGACCTCCGCCTCCGCCGTAAAGTAGCGGTGGCTCTCGTTGATGTAGACGACGCGCCCGTGCGCAGTCGTCTCTTTCATGGTCACGCTCATAATGCCGTTGCTGCCCTCAAATGCGGCAGGCTTCCAGCTAAATGGTTCGCCGATGTTCATGCGTCCTCCCTAATGTAGCGGTTTCGTGGGGCGGCGAAAAATCACTACCATGCTTGGAAACGGGGCGCTGTTCTTTCCTCCGCCGAACTTCAATCTTCCGCGCACGAAAATGACAGTCGCATATTTGTCGTTGTAGCAGTAATCGTGAAACCATGCGGTATCCGTCCGCGCCGGAAGCAGCATTACGACCGTCGCATCTGATTCCTCGGCAGTTCGATGTGCTTTCTCTACCCACGCCCCAACGCCGCGTCCATATGGAGGATTGCACCACACGACGCCATTCCATTCCTGCTTCAGCCCGTCCATCTCTTTGGTGAAATAGCGTTCGCATTTCGCGTTTTCTGGCGTTGCGCAAGCGTCCAGCGTAAAATGGAACAGTTCATCGAGATCGTCGAAAAAGGTTTTCGGAGTTTCCCACATTTCGGATTTTGACGAAAACATTAAATCGTTATTCATCTTCTCCCCTCGCATTCCCCGAACAGCTCGCGGAACGACTTGCCGGTCAGATCTTCCAACGCGAGAAACGCTCGCACGGTCACATCCACGTCGCCCTTGATATACCGGCTCACGTTGGTCGCCGAAATGCCGGTCGCCTCGGCAAGCGTGGCCTGGTTGTAGTCGGTCTTCTCCAGCGCCGCTTTGAGGCCCGGATACGGGCAGCGCTCCCACGGGGTCTTGCTCATAACGAATCGGCTCATGTCATTCCCCTCCTAACAGCTCTCCGATGGACACGTCCAGCGCTTCGGCGAGATAGAGATACGTCGTGACTATACCGTATCGCTCGCCGTGCTCGATGGACGAGATCGTGCTGTCTGCGACGCCTGACTTTTCCGCAAGTTCTGTCTGGTTCATCCCTCTCATCAGACGCAGGGCTTTCACCTTCTCGCCGATGCGTTTCTCGGTCGGGATTCCGCTTTTCCCCTTGTCATCCTCCCGTAAAAAGTCGAGCAGGTTAATGCCGACGGCGCGGCATATCCGTTCACACAGCGGGATAGTCGGCATGATGCGCGCCATCTCGTAGTTGCACAGCTGCCCTTGCTCAATGCCACACATGGCGGCAAACTGCGATTGGCTCATGCCCCTTGCTTTTCTCAGGTTGCGGATCCGCTCCGCAGTGTCTTTTGCATTCATCTTTTTCGCTCCCATTATTTTCTCAGTTTCTGCCCGCGCCGCGTCTTGAACTGGCGCGCGCCTAAGTAATCGTCTTTTGCCTGCGTCTGCCGCTTCTCTTCGGCTTTCGCCGCCCGGACCTTTGCGATATCCTCCGCGTAGTGCGGGCAATGGTCCTGACAGCCGGGATAGCGCACGGGCGGCTTGCAGAAGTGGCAATGTTCAAAGCTCATCAGTAAACTCCCTTGCGCTTCGCGATTTGGTCAGCGTTACTATCGTGACCGGCGGCTCATTCGTGTATCTTTTCCTCGCCGCAATATTCCATATCGCCGCATCATCCGGATACGCGTACCCGTTGAGCGCGTCCATAACGGCCTTGACGATGTTGTCGAGGTCTCCGCGCTTCGTATACGGTTTAGCAACCATTTCCGCGCGTCGTTTCTTCGGCGTCCCCTTCGGGATGGGAAAATACGCTACAACATCGAGCTCCAGCGCTTCCCCCTCGGCAAACGGCATGACGCCCTCACGCTCCCATGCCGTGCGTACCGCGGTCTCGTATGCCCGCGTGCTCTTCGGCGTGTACGTGCCGTGCTGCGTGACACGTGGCCTACCCTTCGGGACGGGCTTCCCGTCCACGAAGAATCGGACGCTGCTTACTTGCTTCCGCTCTCCGCTCATCGCTTTACGAACCTGCTGCTGCGCCTGCGGCCCAAGCCGCGCAAGGTCAGCACTTGTCAAGCCCATCGGTGGCCTCCGTCTCGCGCTTCTCGTCGTCCGGATCGTTCCGCAGGCCGACGCCGATGACGTACTTGTTGCCGTCCCTTCTGGCGTGTACCTCGTACTTGCGATAGGTCTCTCGCACGTCAAAGGCTTCAAGCACCAGCCGCTTGCCGATCTCCTTGCCCGTATCAGGGTCCGTCGCCGTCTCGCCGTAAGCAAGCGCCAGTCGCGCAAGCAGCGCGTCCGTCGCCATGCTGATTTCCCTGATGCCCTGCGCCCGTTTCGCAAGCTGCGCATTCAACTTCATCAGGTCGCCGACCTTCTTCTCGTATCTGCCGAGCTCGTGCTCGAGTTTCTTGATCTTGTCTCTGTTTCTTTCGCTCATGGTTCTGTTCCTCCCTCGTAGTGCAGCAGCAGCGCCCTTGCAATAGGGCAGCGCCGCCAGTCTGAGCTTGCGCAGTAATCCCGCGCAAATCGGTCAAGTTCTTCCTTTGGGAGCTTCACCTGTGCCCCCTCGCAGTTGAGATAGTCGCGGTAATCCCGGGAATAAAACGGGCACTTGAAAATGCCCCCTCGATACCCGCTCACGGCTGGCCTCCCTCCAACACTGCCTTGACGAAATCCAATTGCGCCTGCGCCTTGCCGCGCCTCATGCTATCCCCTCGAAACACGACCGGCGCGCACATTTCCAGCACGCGGTCATAAATCCGCTGGTATGTCATGTTTTTCGGCTTGAAGATCTCTTCGATCGTCAGATTTGTCGTTACGATCAGTGGTTTTTTTGCCTTGTACCGCTCGTCGATGATCATGTACACGGTTTCGAGCGCATACTCACTTTCGCGCTCCGCGCCCAAATCGTCGATCACCACCAGCGGGTAATACTGCATCTGCTCGCTGATCTCCCGCTTGTCGTACCCCGCACTCAGGATGTGCGGAAAGCTGGTAATCATTGCCGGAATACCTCGGTCGATAAGCTGATTAGCAATGCACGCCGCTGCAAACGTCTTGCCGTTGCCGGTGTTGCCCCACAGAAGCAAGCCGCTGTTGGTGCGATACATCTCGTCCCAGCGGTCGGCGTAGCGCTTGCATTTGGCAATCTCCGCCGTCGCCGTCGCGCCGTCAAACCGGCAGCCCGTCAGCGTCTTATCCCGAATGCCGTCAGCTCGCAGTGCCTCGATGCGCAACCGCTTCTCGCGTTCTGCTCGCGCTGCTTTCTCGGCCTGATATTCGCGCTCCGCACAAGCGCACTGGCAACCCACGAGCAACGCCTTGTTGCCGACCGGGATCCTGCATTGCTTCGGCGTGTTGCAGTGCCCGCAGTACAGCAGCCCGTCTTTCTCGTAGTCAACGGGGTCTCGTACAGGCTTCGCTTTTTGTGCGATACTGTCGATCAATGCGTCAACGTTCATAGGCTCCCCTCCGTGCTGCCGTAGTCGTAGACAAAAGGCGTTGACTTGACATCGACTTGAATCTCATCGTCCCATCGGCCCTGATTAAGCCATGTCGCAGGGTGCGGGATGAACTGCCCATTGTTTTTCGTCCATTGGTCACTGCCCTTCTGTCGCTCGATTGCGGCCAAGAGCGTTTCAAGCGGGACTTTCACCCTCTCGAAGGATTTCTTGGCGGCTTGCTTGCCGACCTTCCGCGGGTAAGCCGCCCAGAATCGCTCGAACGAGGCCCCCTGTGGGGGGCTTATGGGGGGTAATATATTCTTCGTCTTAGTCTTCGTCTTAGTCTTCGTCTTTATATGGCTGTCACTTTCACTGTCGATTTCACTGTCGATTTCACTGTCGATTTCACTGTCAAAAACACTGTCACTTTCACTGTCACTTTCACTGTCAAAAACACTTCCAGAAACACTGTCGTTTTCACTGCATTTCGGAATGCGATATTTCAAGCGGTAAGCATTGGGGGATTTCTTTTTCCCTCTGACATATTCGATCAGCCCAGCGCTGACAAGCTCGTCCCTTGCGTTAATCGCGGTTTTCTCCGACCGTGTATCGATCATAGACATGACACGCAGATTGTCGATCTGCACTTGGGCTGGCCAGTGCGCCTCGTTGAAAACAGCAAGCAAACTGTAGTACAGCAGTTTCGCGTGGCCCGACAGGTAATTGCTCTTTTGCCATTGGTGGAATGACTTTAAGAAGTCAATGTATGTCGCCATCGGCCCTCACCTTAAAACGGCAGCTCGCCATCGTCCTCGCTGACCGCTGTGAAGCCGCCTGTGGCGCTCTCTGCGGCGCTTTTGCTTGCGGCAGTATCGTTACCCTCCGAGTGCCTGTTATCTGCGAAATACATGCTGTCGGCCTGCACCTCGTAGCTTCTGCGGTTGTTGCCGTTCTTGTCCGTCCAGTCGCGCATCTGCAAGCGCCCCTCGACGCCGATCAGCCGCCCGCGTCCGGCGTAGTTGCAGAGTACTTCGGCAGTCCCGCGCCACGCGACAATGTCGATCCAGTCCGTGCCGCCCTCCTTGCCGTTGCGATCAACGGCAAGAGGGAACGACACGACGGAAACACCGCTGTTCGTCTTTTTCAGCTCCAAGTCACGCCCGATGCGTCCCATCAGGCACACGCGATTCATCACTGTGTATCACCTTCGCTTTCGATGACCTCACCGGTGGCCTCGTCCACGGTGTAGTTTTCTGTCTCAATCACCGTGTCATCGCTCACGGAATACATGTCCTCGCTGATCTTCGTCTTGATGGTCTCGTCCTGCGCCACCGCACGCACAAAGTCACTCTTGAGCGGCGCATACTTGAGAACGCGCTTGAGTACGGTTTTCTTTGCCATTTCCTCGAAATTCGTTTGCCACGGGCCATTGCTGTAGGCCTTGGAAAAGCGCTTCGCGTGGTTGCGAACGTCCTCGACGCTCATAACATCATAGCCGAAGCCGCCGTCCTTCGTGCGGAACATCGCGTAGATGAACTTCGGCTCGCCGCGCTCACCACTGGCGGGCTTGTGGCTCAGCTTCGGTTCAAGACCAAATGAGTACTCGAATTCGTCGTTTTCATAAACGACCTGCGCCTGAATGATGCTGACCTCACCGCTGCGGTACGCAAGGTCAATGAGGCCCTTGTACCCCAGTTGGAACTGGCACTCCAATGTGCCGTGGTTGCGGTACGGGATAAGATATGCCTGCCCAAGCGGCGTGTTCGGTTCCATGCCAAGCTGTGCTGCTGTCATCATCGCGCCGAGGAAGCTCTGCGGTGTGGTCTGTGCAAGCTGCTTGTTCGCGCTGAGTGCCGACAGCGTGATGCGGGTGAAGCGTTCCGGAGTAATAACGCTCGGAAGTGCCTTTGCGATCTCGCCCTCCATCTGCTTGATGTACTGCTGCATCGTCGGCTTGCCCGACTTGACAGCCTGTGCGCCCTGCGCGTTCTGAATCAATCCTTCCTTCATCTTTCCTTTTCCTCCTTCACCGCAAATTTGCGGAAGTTTGTCGTCTTGTAGTAGCCGCTCATGTCCACCTCGGGGTAGTCCTTGGCAAACGCCTTTGCGTCAAAGGTCTGCCGCGACTGTCCCTTCCAGTCGACCGTGTAGCGCCCGCAGTAGCCGCGCTCGTTGTCGCCCAGATCGTTCATGAGCTGCTGCTTGATGGCGTCTGCGTCCTTCTCGATGGCTTTCTTCCGGCTCATCAGGTATTGATACTGCTCGATCAGGCTCTCGCGCCCAAAGAGCTCTACCTCACCGCCGCCGCCCTCGTAGATGGTCGTGATCGTCTCCGTCGTGCTCTCCGCCCCATCCATAGGAGGCGGGCTGTCGGCTTCCACGTAGTCGCGCCAGAAGTCCTCCGCGCACCGCTTGACCGCCTCGATCTCATCGGGGCTGACATACACGCTGCTTTCGCACCATTCCGGCGTGTCATCGTCTTTGACCGTCGTGATCTGGTAGCAGTAAAAGCCCTTGCCCAGCACCAGCGCCGCCAAGAACCAGCGTTCCCACCCCGTCACGGCGAGATATGTCACGCACTGCGCGTAATAGCTCTCGGGGAATTCGCCAACTGCATAGCGCTTCATGTTCAGCGCATTCGCGGTCTTGCATTCAAGGCCCGCGTGCCAACCAGCCGGTAACACCATACGGTCAATGTTCGCATGTAGGCACGGAGCCTCATCGTTACGCAGGATGTAGTTCACCTTGCGGACACGCAACCCTGTTTTTATCTCGAATCGAGTTGCGACGTAGCCCTCGAGGTCTCTCCCGATTCGCATCGCCTCGTTTTCCGGCTCTTCGCCGATCCTTCCGGTCTTTTCCGCCCATACCGTGTATGGCGAGCGGTATTTGTTCAGCCCCAGCACCGCACCCATGTCGCTTCCGCCGAGGCTCTTCTTTCGCTCGTTGAGCCACTCCTCACGGCTCATGCCGCGCGTCGATATCTTCTGCATCTTCATCTTTTTGCTCCTTCAAAAAATCGCTCCCGCAGTACGGGCAGCTCTCTACGCTGTGCAGCCATACGCCGCGCTCACCGTCAAGGTCCTCACGCCTGTGCAAGACGTCGGGCTCGTCAAAGGTCAGCCCGCACCATTCGCAGCGGTACATCACATCATCGCCGAGACCGCGATGAGCACCGCCGCCAGCAATAGGCAGATACCGGCAAAAAGCATCGCCTCATCCGCCTTGCGCTGCTCTCTCGTGCGCTTGTCGTGCCATCTCATCGTCTGCACCCCCTGTCGATAAACGGCAGCAGGTCATACAGCACCTTGCACACCGCGCACGCGCCGATGACGGCGAGCCCCGTCGTGAAGTCGCAGCCGTTGAGCGCGATCACCGCAGCGGCGATGCCACCGAAAAACAGCGTGTCGATCATGCCTCCACCTCGCGTTCCGAGATCCACTCGTTCACCAGCCGCGTGAAGATTTGGAAGATCCTGCGCTTTCCCTCGATGCAAACGCCGAAGGGGTACGCGCCCTGCTGAATGCCGTCTGCCAGTGATTCATTCGAGATGCGCAGCCCGTGTTCTCTCAGATACGCCGCGCACTCGTTCAAGTCCATTGTCTGGATCGTCTTCATCTTTGCTCCTCCTTACTCCTTCGGGATCAGCCGCGTCACCGGCACATTCAGGTGCTTCGCAATGCGCACGACGGTGTCGACCTTCGGGCTTCTCCCTGCTTTCCACTTCGTCACATTGCTTTTGCTCATGCCGAGCGCAAGGCACACCGCGCTTGGGCTTGTGCGCTTCTTCTTGCACACTTCTTTCAGCAGTTCGTAAAACAAGTCATTCCCTCCATTCAAATAGTTTGAATTAGAGAACCTTTTGTGATAGAATAAAGCTGCACGTGCGGAAATGGGTGATGCCCATGCAGGCCACATCGGCTATCGCAGGCTTCATGCCTAATTTCCTGTGTTCCCGGTAACTGAACGGACAGCGGTGCGGTCAGCGCACCCGTTTCTCATACGAAGCCGTTCAACCGCGCCGAGGGGTGCTCGCCTGCACCCGCAACGCGGCGGAAACAAAGTGTGACGAGATACGGCGGGAAGGCGACCCGCCGCATTCTCAACCGCGCGTTTGCCTCACCCTATCCCAAAAGGCTCTTGACAGTTCCCCAAAAAGTACTATAATGTAAGTACCACCAAACATTGATCAGTACTTGATAGGGTATCGCCATGTTTAGATAATAGCACCCGATGGGGTACTTTTCAAGAAGTTTTTTACCCAGTGGGGTACATTTGTATCCTTACACAATTTTAGAGGGTCTATTATGTCTAATCTGTACGAGAATATTAAGAAACTATGCGATGAGAAAGGCGTAAAGCCCGGTAAAATGTGCGCGGAAGCAAGCGTCAGCAAGGGACTTATTACCGATTTGAAGATGGGGAGAAAGAAGACCGTCCGCGTTGAGACCGCCCAAAAGATCGCGGACTACTTCGGCGTGACCGTCGACCGCGTGCTCGGCGCAGAAAAAGAGACCGCCGCCCCGAAGGGCGACGGCCTTTCCCCGATGGAATCTCAGTTGATGGAATACGTCCGCGCGCTTACGGACGATCAAAAGAAAATGCTGCTGGCACAGTTGCAGGCGCTAAAGAATCAAGAATGATCCGTTTCTGCTCGTCGCTGAGATCGCGGAACGCCTGCAAGATTTCGCTGTCGATGTCTTTCATCTATACATCCTCCGTTCAAGTTATTTCGCCTATTATCTCTCATTTGAAAAGGAAACCCTATGAAATTACTTACCTCGGTACTTGACATTGCAGCGGTGCTAGGCGTCCCCATAGTCACGCATTTTATATATGGGCTCATTTCGCAATCAATCATTGCTATAAAGACGAATCAGCCATTTACAATGGCAAAGTATATCAATGTTCATTCCAAATCTGATGTAAGCATTTTCGTAGTTTGTTTGCTGGGGTTTATCCATGCTATATATCGTCTTTCAGTAATCCTGTTTTAATGGAGGTCTTGCGCGTGGGATTGTATACTGACCCGAATTATTTTGAAAAGCAAGCGCACTACCAGCACCGCAAAGTAAAGAAAGTCATTAAGGCGGTGTCCTCTAAGTCAAAGCAGCCTGCCCCTGATGAGGCGGTATCAGAAGCCTCGACGCAGGTTGATCCGGAATCCGCCTCACGCGATATCCATGATCATCCCGTTGAACCAACAGTTGATGAATTTGACGAATCTCCCGACTTAACGCAAATGACGCAAGAAGAATACGACGCGTTCATGATGGGAATGACCGTCGAGCAATACCGCGTCTATCGGCAGATGGTTTTAGAAAACGAATCCAAGAGAAACAGGCGAAAGCGGATCAGCAGAAAACAGCGCTCTCCGGAAGTTGATATCCTGTTGGTAGCATTAAAGCCGCTGCTTTTCGCAGCCGTCATCTGCGGGATCATCTGGGTTTCAATTGAAAGTTCCGGGCCATTGAACGAGTCCGACATGAATGATTCTCCGCCAGTAAAGCCTCCAACTGAAACGGTTGGTAGTGGAGGCGGCAGGCTCGTCCCACTGCAACCTGTGAGCTTTCGCAATGGGCAGATTGTCACATACCCGTCCGGCGATCAGGTCGCACCTTTGACAGTGCAAACCGCTGGAGATTCCAATTTCTATATCGTGTTAAAACCAATCGACGGAGAGGCAATATCCAACGGGGCAATGTCTTTCCTCGTGTCGGCAAGAAGTGCCGAAGTAGATGTGCCGCTCGGCACATACGCGATCTATTACGCGTATGGTCCGGACTGGTACGGAAAAGAGTATAAGTTTGGAGAAAGCACCGAGTATTTCAAATGCAACGAAACGTTTGAATTCACCGCAGATGACGAAATGGTTTACGGGTGGACGCTAACTCTCTATAAAGTATCCAACGGGAATATGAGCACCGATGAAGTGTCGAAAGATTATTTCCCGGATATTTAAGCAAAGCCCTCGCCGCCTCTGCAACACCGGCGAGGGCTTTTCAGCAGCAGCGGGGAGCGGTCGCCGCTGCTTGTTTTGACCTTACAGCGCTTTGCCTTGCTACTTCAATAACAATACCTTGCAATAAGACAGCGTTCGACGAGGTTCGGCAAGCCCTCATCTTGCGACTTCGCGGCGTAAAAATCGGAGAAATTAAGGCGGTATAAATGAACATTCAAGAAGTGTGCAAAACTCGTAAAGAAGAATTGAAACTGACCTATCAGGACATTTCCGACGCTTCCGGTGTGCCGCTGTCCACCGTCCAGAACTTCTTTTCCAAAATGTCGAAAGCCCCGTCCATTTACACCGTCGCGCCCATCTGCAAGGCGCTGGGGATATCCCTTGATGAAGTGTTCGGAATTTCCGAACACTTGACGCCGACCGAGGAAACCTTGCAAGCGCGCAACGATGAGCTGGAACGCCATGTTGATGCAAAAGCAGACATGATCGAGATCATGCGGCGCGGCGTCCGTATCCGTAATGGCGTGATCTTTATTTTGTTTATCATGGTTTCATTGCTGGCCGCATGGTGTTTGTACATTGACGTCCATTGCATCGACTACGGATTTTGGAGGGGCTGACATGGCGAATTGCATCAAATGCAAAGCAGCGCTGCCGGATGGCGCGCTGTTTTGTCCTATGTGCGGCAAAAAGCAGGTCGCCGAAAAGCGCAAGGCGCTCAAGCGTGCCAACGGTACCGGCACGGTATATAAGCTCTCAGGGCGCAGGTCGCGCCCGTGGGTCGCCGCGAAGAACAGGGTGGTCATTGGATACTACGAGCGCAAAACAGACGCGCTGGACGCGCTGGAACGGCTGAACGGCAAGAGCCTGACGGAGCGATATAACATGAACTTTGCCGAGGTATTCGAGGCATGGAAGGCCGAGCATTACAAAGAGATCGGCAAGCAGGGAATTGACGCCTATAATAATGCCTATAAGGTGTTCGCGCCCCTGCACGACCGTAAATTCCGTGATCTGCGCGCCGCCGACTTCCAGTCTGCCATTGACCCGCACATGAAGAAGAGCCATTCCACCGTCAGCAAATACAAGCAGCTCATTACGCAGATGTCGAATTGGGCCGTGCGCGAGGAAATTTGCACGACCAACTTCGCGCGTTTCGTCCGTCTCCCTGAAAATGTAAAAAAAGAAAAAGATATCTTCACCGAGGAAGATATCCAAAAATTCGAGGCGGACGGAAGCGACGCGGCGAAGATCGTCCTGATGCTGCTGTCGACCGGTATGCGAATTGGCGAGCTGTTTTCCCTGCCAGTCGCGGATTATCACGGAACTTATGTAGTAGGCGGTGAAAAGACAGAGGCGGGTCGCAACCGCATCATTCCCATCAGGCCGGAAGGTCGGCAATATTTTGAGTATATCGCTGCGCGCGCAACCGGCGAGCTGCTGATCTCAGGGTACAGCGGTCAGAAGGTCATTGAGAATTTCCGCAAGCGTGACTTCTATCCGCTGCTTGACCGGCTCGGCATAGCCAGAAAGACGCCGCACGCCACGCGCCATACCTACACGTCCCGCGCCGTCAAAGAGGGGTTGGCCCCCGAGATGCTGCAAAAAATCCTCGGCCACGCCGATTATTCCACCACGGCGAACATCTATACCCATATCGACGCCGAAACACTGGTCTCCGCTGTTACTGACTCGTTACTAACAAACCAAGAAAAGAGCAAAAAAGAAAAGCCCTGAAACCGTTGAGTTTCAAGGCTTTTTTGGTGGAGGCTACTGGACTCGAACCAGCGCCCTCCTGCGTGTGAATTAAGTGCAAAAGTTAAATCGGCGGAATATTATAGCAATAGTGCGAAATAGAACGGCATAATTGCAACATATCAGAACTAAATATGCCGTCATTCTGTGTCATTCCACTTCGGTTACTAACAAATTACTATCGCAATTCGCCTATTCTCGGTACATCTCCTGCATTCGTTTGACTTCCGCCGCCTTGCTGATCTGCTTTTCGTGCAGATAGTCGTAGATGGCTTTCATCTCTGCGGGCGGCTCACCGTGCTCCTGCCTGTACTTCTGGATCACTCCGGCAACTTCTCCGTGCAGCAGCATCATGTGCCGCATTTCGTCGGTCGACAGGTCATAAAAAGTCTTCGAAAGCGCGGGGCGTTCCTCTTTATACTTCAATGCGCACTTGGCGTACTTCGCCGCGTCCTCGATCTCTTCGTCGACCATTTCCGACAGTTTTTCAATGAGTTTCATTTTCTTCCTCGCTTTCTGTGGTCGGCTTCGGCATCACTTTTTTGATTTCAGCGATTGCCGCGTCGCCGATCTGGTTGCCGATGCTGCGCCCTGTGGGCGTGGCCACCATCGCGCCAAGCAGCATCCCAATCAAGAGCTGCACCATCGCGCACCTCTCAGATCCGCTGCACGCGCAGCGCCACATTATTGACCGTAGCAGAGGCACCGGCGAGCACCAGCGTCAAGGCGGACCCCGCCGCGCAGCAGACCTGACGCACAAGCGCCGGAATGCTGAGATTGACCGTGCCGTTGGCGGCAGCGGTCTCGGACGCGGTCGCGCCGGGGACGGCGACGCCGTCCTTGTAGAGTGTAACGGTGACGGTTCCGGCAGCGGTAGGCGTGACGGTGACCGAGGCGTCGACATCGTAGTAACCGGAACCGGTGATGTTGACAGCGTTGCCGTTGAGCGTGATATCGCATCCGTAGCGACGGATAAGGCTGCCAAGAGGGATGACGCCGTCGACCGCGACAGCGGTAGGCGTCTGCATGGCAGCGTAAAGAGCGGATTTACAAGACATTTTTATTCTCCTTCCATAAAAAATAGGCGGGACGATTGCCCCGCCTGTTACCCGGCCATAGGGACCTGCCATGTTCCCCGAGCGGGGAATATAGTCTTAAAGGTTGGCGTTGCCGTTGCAGCCACAAGACGCGGGGATGATCTGGCCTGCGCCGGTCGAAGCCACGCCGTACAGTGCGGGCTTGGTCAGCATGCGGCCTTCGATCGCATCCAGACGGCGGTTGAAGCCGCAGCAGCAATCGGAGATCTTCGCTGCCAGGGCGTCCGTCTGCTCCTTGGTGAAGATGCCGTTCTTGAGGTTCTGGTTCTCCATCTTGAGATCAAAGATGGTCTCCTGCAAACGCTGCTCGTAGATGCGGCTGGCCTGACTGGTGATTGCCTCGGTGCTGGCGTTGATTGCCATGCGCGTGTCGTTGCTCTGCTGCTCGATGAGATACTGCGTGCGGGACGTGTCGATGATCCCCTGCTTTTCGACCTCACAGTTGCTCACGCGGTTGCAGCCGGTGTCATTGACGGGATACGGCATATTGCCGCGGCCAAAGCCAAAGCCGTTGCCAAAGCCGCCAAACAGCGCCGCGATGACGATAATGATAAACAGTACCGCGAGCCAGCTCATGCCGGTGCTCTGATCGTTGTTCATGGTACATTCTCCTTTCCTCAAAAATTATTCCAACGGCTATTTCAGCCGGGGGAATTTTGCTGAGTGCCCCGTTTTGCCCTTCTGCGGGGGCTGTGAGGCGTTTTGCGCGCCGCCAAGTATCTTGTTGGCGTCAGAGCGCAAAGCCTCCGGCGTCGTGCCGAGAAGCCCACACAGGGCCTTTGCCTGCATCGTCCGCCCATAGCGCGAATATAGGCTGTCGGCAATGCCTGGATCAATGCCAAGCCTGCGCGCCGTGCTCTGCACGCCCTCTAGCGTGTCAGCCGTCCCGCTGATCGCCTGTTCCGCTTTCGTTGCCGCGCCTTGCAGGTCTGCGGAGGGGAACATTTTCGACGCTGCCGCTATGATCTGCTTGAGATCCATTCTCTTTCAGCTCCTTTACTTGGTCCGACAGGCCCTTGATGACCTCGGCCATGTCGCTCATGGCCGACTGCATCTCGCTCATCAGCTGCTCCTGCGTTTTTGGCGGTGTGATAACGCCGAGCTCAACAAGCTTGTCGTAATACTGCTGCGTCGTGGCCTCCAGCTCGGCGTATGCCGAAGAGGTCTTGCCGATGAGCTGCTGGCGGTTGCCGAAATAGTCAGTCTGGAAAATATCACCGTTGTCGATAACACACATCATGCAGTTTCCGCCGCTGTATCCGGCGATTGCAAACTGGTCCATGCGCGCACCTCCTTTGTTGTTTATATAGTACAAAAAAACGGGCGCTCAAAAGCGTCCGTAAAGTGTATGAAAAGTGCGTCGAAAACCATCGAACGGTTCCGCTTGCCTTTTCACGTGAAACATGATATTTTAATTTTGCAGGTCATTCCCGGCCTGTTTTTACACAAGAGAAATGGCCTCACCGTTCGGTGGGGCCGTTTCTTTTTTCGGGTTGGTCTGATGCAATTTTGTGGTACGCCCGCTGCCGGTATTTCTTCACTGCGTCAACAGATAGGCTTCGTTCCATTGCCACCTGTACGCAGCTTTTCTGCCGCACGTCGCACTCAATGATGCACGCCGCCTCGTCCTGTGGCAGCTCGAAGGATAAGATATATTCGATGGCTCGCCGCGGAGCCATCGCGGATAACTCCGCCCGGATACGCTTGTGCTGACTGTTCATGCCCCGTGTAGGGCTTGCAGAGGCGCTTGCGCGTGGGCTTTCGCCGCCCGATCCTTCCTTACTTCATTGTGGCGAGCTTCCTAAGGAGGTCGTCTCCATACTTGTAGCCCGCAAGATAGTCCAGCGTCTTGTCTTCCAGCCCCGCGCGCTTCTTGAGCATTTCACGGTAGCTTTCTTCGTACTTCGGCCTGTATGCGCCCAACACGAGACTGAGCTTGCGCTTTCTGCGGTATACGCCGTCGCCGTTGGCCTGACTGCCCGACGTGCCGCTCGATGTGTTGCCCTCGATGGCCGTCACATACTGCCCGCTCACGCTCTCGCAGATGCCCGTGTGGTCGGTCTTGACCTTCGTATTGGGAAAGTCGTAGACCAGCACATCACCGGGGAGATATCCGGATGTGACCCACTGGCCGTGCGTCTGCGCCCAGCGCATCAGCTCGCCGCAGCTTGCGGTCTTCCCGCCCGCCATAAAGAGCTGCTTGTCCACCTGCTGGAAGCACCACCACACGAACTGCATACACCAGTACACGCCGTCCATGCCGTAAGCCTTTCCGTACTTCTGCTTATTCCCGGGCTGTTCTACCGTGCCGATCTCGCGCTTGGCGACGGCGAGAATGTCAGTTACCCGCGCCATTGTCGTCACCTCCCACCGCGTCCTGCACCTTCTGGCTCTGCGTGCCGAAGTAGAACGCGATGATGACCGCATAGATGGTCATGAAGTCCTGCGAGATGTTGCCCGTGACCGCCATGTACGCGAATACGCCCGTCAGCACCAGCGTCACGATGCTCTTGACGCTCATGAGATTTGCGATACGCTTGATGATTCTTTCATTCATGGTTCATTCGTCCTTTCCTTTAATTTTGATGCCCGCCAGTAAGCCGAGCTCTGCCGTCCATGCGGAGAACCATGCCACCGTCAGGCTGTCCGGCACGGCCTTGTCGAGGGCCGTCAGAATCAGCGCCGCGACGCAGTACCAGCAGAGGTTCACGACCGCCGCGATGAGGTACTTGTCCCGCTTCCGCAGTTTCTTCATACCCCGATCCCCCCCGACAGCACCCACGCGACAAATGCGCCCGTGAGCACCGCGATAGCCTTGTCCACAAGCGATTCCCACCGCTTACCGGAGCGCGCGGTCAGCTCCTTCACGTCGGACTTGATCTCCTTGACGTCCTTTTCCACGCGCTCTTCCCGCGCCGCGAGCACCTTGACGGATGAGGTCAAGTCCTCGATGTTGTCCACCCGCGTATTCAGCTCATCTAAGCGGTGCGTATTGCTCTTGCCCCTTGCGTCGATCAGGGCGATCTCGGCGTCGTCATAATGCTTGGCATTGTCCATTTCTCGCTCCCCCATATTGTTTTTGTGGTCTTCTTCGAGCGTATCACGCCCCGTTTCGGTTTTCACCACGGGCGCGGGAACTGCCGAGGATTTCTTAGCAGTCCCCGCTTATCCCGTTTACGCCGCTTTCCTGCGCGCGATTTTCAGCTGCTCATCCACGCGCGCACGGTTCCAATGGCGAATGCTCTTCGGCACGTCCAGATACTCATACATTGCCGTGCGCTGCGTTTCGTTGAGGCCGGAGCGGAACAGCATCTCCATGATCTGCAAGCCCTTGCTCAGGTCGATGGCCTTGCCGTCCGCGTCTTTCAGGCTTTCGCACTCGCTCGCCGCCGCTTTGCAGGCTGCAAACACGCCGGGCGTGATCTTGTATTTGCTCTGTGCCTCCTGTGCGTTCATCACCCACTTCGTTGCGATCTGGTACTTGCCGCCGGAGTTGGCCGCAAGCGCCGTCTCCTTTGCATAAGTGTCGGCGTAGGTGAGCGCCTTATCCTTCCCCTCGCCGGAAAGCGAGGAAAACGCCCCGCTCGACGTCGCGGCATTTTCCGCTGCGCTGTAGGTATCGCTGCGCTGCGATTCGTACTTGCTGTAGGCGCTCGCATCAAGGTCTTTCGCGCTGAATTTTGCCTCTTCCGGCGTGTCCTCGGCATACTTCCCGCGCACGCCGATCATGTCGAGGGACTTCTTCGGCATAGTGTAGCCGCTGTCCTCTTTGAGCTTCTTGTTGTAAGCGGTTTTCAGGCTGCTTTGGATGCTCTCGCCGTCCAGCTGCATCTGCTCCATCAGGGCGCGCCGCACGTGCTCGTAGGTGGCATAGTCGCCCTGCTCAAGCGCGTCATACAGGATGGAGACAAAGCGGCTCTTGTTGCTGCTGTTGTTCAGGTTGTAGCTGAACTTCTCCACCTCGTACTGGAAGCCGAGGTTGCCGCTCGCCTGTGCCGCCGTGCGCAGCGTCGCCATAAGGTCACGCTTGATGTTGGCGACCGGAAGCCCGAAGAACTTCGACGCCGCCGCGAGCAGACCGATGGTCGCTTCCTTGCGCGTTTTCTTGCCGTCCCCGCCCGCGCTGTCGATAAAGGTTTTCGCCGCGTTGACCATGTCGGAAAACACCTCCATGTCGGGGCGGGATACGTCGTACCCCTGCGCAAGCGACAGTACGTCCTTTGCAAAGGGAATCTGCGCAATGGGGTTCATATTGCTGCCGACGTTGCCGTTCAGCGCAACATTGCTGATAAGCTCAAAGGCGTTTTTCTCGTCGCCCTCCACGCCGGTAAAGGCGCTCAGAAGCTTTTCTAAGTAGTCCTTGTCGCGGTCGTCGTCGCGAAGGCCGTCGACAACGCTTTGCGCCAGCGCATTGACAACGTTCGTCACGACAAGGGCCGTCGCCGCGCGACCGACATTTTTCAGCGCTTTGCTGCGCTTTGCCGGGTTTTCTTCGTATCGGAATGCGTCATAGCTGCGCATCAGCACGTTCAGGCTCATGATCGGTTCGCCCATGAATGCGGTCGCCTGCTGCGAAAGCGTGCTCTTGCCGCGCATGATATTGCTGCGCTGCAAAATGCCGTCCACGACCTGCGTCTGGTCGATCATGTCGGTGAACACTTCATTGACCGCGCTGTAAAACTCGTTGCTGCCCGCGCGCAAATCCGGGTTCTCGCGCTTCACCTGCCACTCGCACGCATTCCAGAGCTTCCCCCACGTCACAGCGTCCGCCTTGCCTGCCGCCGCACCCGCCAGATCGTTGATCTTGTCCGTGATGCCGCTCTTGCCGTAAAAACGCTCCTGCAAGGTGTACGGCGACGAGATATCGAAACTGCCGACGTCTTTGCGCATCGCCGTCGGGGAATATTTGAGCGCTTTCTCCCAGCCGTTCCCCTTCGTCACGCCGCCCGCAAGCCCCTTTGCCATGTCGCCGGGATCCAGCACAGCCGATGCGCGGAAGAATGCCGTCGGCTGCTGGATGACGACACGAACGTTTGCGCCGACCGCCGCGCCCTTGAATTTACCGACATATTTACCCACCTTGCCGGTAATCGGCTCAAAGTCCTTGACGCTAATCCCGTTCTGGATGTCCCCCATAAGCTTCTGCCAATACTGCTGCGAACCCTTTCCGCCCTTCTCGTCCAGCAGGCCCTTGACGGTGTTGAACGTCTTCCCAGCCTCATTCTGATACCGGAAGTTGTAAAAGCGGTTAAGGTCCTCCATCGTCGTCAGCCATGCCGCATAGTCGATCATGTCCGAGGCGTGGTTGGCGAAGGTGTCAAACGCGCTGTGCAGCTCCACGGCGTTGTTCGCGTTCTGCTGCACCTGCTGCGCCATGCCGATATTTTTGATGGAACGCGCGTTGCCGCTGTCCTTCTCCTGATTGCTGTGCACTCCCTCGCGGGACGACTTGATCGGCCAGTAATTCCGCTCGGTAAACTTTCGGTAGCCGTAGGCCTTCATGCTCGCCTCGTTGCCGTAATTCGCAAGCGTTGTCGCCGTCAATTCCTGCAAACCGTCCGCCACGCGCTTTTGCTCGCTTGTGAGCTTTCCGGTGATGGTCTCGATGTCTCCTTCCGTCAAGAATACCGGATGCGTGCCGCGCTCGATGGTTTTCTCGCCGGTCTGAGCCCTCTTGATCTCCGGCTGATACACGCCGCCGCCGAGAAGGTGCCCAAGCGCCTGCTTGCGCTTGCTCAGTAAGTACAGCTCCATGATCTGCGGCGTCGTGAGCGTCAGCTCCCCGCCGTTTGGCACGGTGAAATGATGCGTCTGCGCTTCCCACTTGCCGACGGCGTTGCTGCGCGCGTAGAGGATAGAACCCTTGAAGTTGCCGCGCAGAGCTTCCCCGGCGATCTCCTTTGCGCCCGCCGCGCCCAGCTCATCGCCGAGCACCTGCTGCACTTTTTCGGCCACATTGCGCGCCATGACCTCTTGGTGGTCCTGCGCATTGCGCAGCATCCGGTAAATGCTCTTGCCGGTCTCGCCGTAATGGGCGAAGAAGGTGTACGGTGTTTCAAGGCTGATGGTCGTGTTGTTGCCGAGCTTCTTGCGCCGCGTGCGCAGATCGTTCTTGAAGCTGTCCGCCATCTGTGAGGTCGTCTCGAATTTGCTCTTGGAAAGCACCTTGCCCGCCGTGGAAACGGAATGCTCCACCGCGCGGATGGTCTTCCACATGGTGCGCAGCTCGTCGCCCGTCAGCTCAGAAAGGCGTCTATCGCCCATTTTGATAACCTGATCGAGTAGGCCCCCGGTCTCCACAAGCGACGGGTCAATGACGATATCCCAGCTATCAACCGTCTTGCCTTTGTCATCTTTAGCAACGTCTGCAAGGATTTCCCGATACTGCTTTTGCAGCTCCCGGAATGCCTGCGTCCGCTTGGTTGGTGCACCGCTGCCGTCATAGACGCGCTTGCCGTCGGCGTCGACCGTATAAGCGCTTTCCTGATTGATGCTGCCGAGCAGCGACGCAACAGAAGATCGCATCCCCTCGGGGATATGCCTCTTATCTGTCGGGCGCAGCAGCTTCTTCGAAAGGTCCTTCGCGTGCCGCGTGATCTTTGCGCGCAGCTCGCGCTTTTTCTGCCCCTCGCGGCGCGCCGTATCCTTTTCGCGGTAACGGTTTCGCAGCGCGTCCAGCTTCTCCGCTTGCTGCGCGCGGGCCTTTTGTAGGGCTTCCTTCGTGTGGCGCAGCTTCACCGCATCCGTGCGGCCCTGTGCCATCTGGCCCGCGAGCTTTGCCTCTGCCGCCGCCTTGCGCCCTGCGGCGTTCGCCGCGTCCAGCTTCTCCGCCTGCACGTCGGCAAAGGTTTTCTTCGCCTGCGGTAGGTCAAAGAAGCGGTCAAGAATGTCGTTCGAGATCGAGCTGACCGCCTGCCCCATGTAACCCTCGAAGGGGTTGTACTCGGACACGTTGTAAAGCTCGCCCGCAACGTCGGCAATGCGCGTAAGCTGGTCGCTCACGTTGTTCTCGCGCGTCTCGCTGAAAAACTCGGGATAGCTTTCCGCCAGCTCGGAATACACCTGATCGACGTTCGTTTTTTCGCCCTTGCCGAGATTTACCTTGCCGAAGAGCCCGCGCCGGAAGTCTGCATAGTCCGTGATGCCCGCCGCGTCCTCTGCCGAGAGCGTGATCTTTGTATCTTTCAGGAACTTGCGCAGCTCGCTGTAGGTCTGGTACAGCTCGTCGTCTTTGGCGATGGCACTTTCTGTGATGCGCTGGGCGATGCTGTCCGCGCGGGAGCGCGCTTCGGTGTAGGTGAGCTCGCCGGTCTCGTCCCCGCCGCGTGCGATATAGTCGTACAGACCCGCGAGGTCGCCCGCGATCTCGCTGCCCTCGATCTCCGCTCCGTAGCGCTTTGTCAGCTCGTTTGCGGTCTTGGCAACGCTCTTGCTGTCCGTGCGCACGCCGTCCGAGCGCTTTGTCTGCCCCTTCCAGTAGTCCACGCGCTCGCGCAGGGCCTCATTCTCGCGCTTGAGCGCGGCAAGCTCCTGCGCATTCTCTGTGCCTTTCAGGGAATGCCGGATGTCCGGGTCTGATGTTGGGTTTTTGTTGGAGACATTCTTTACCTGCTCTGGGTCTAACGCAATATATGCGTCTGTGCTTCTCCCAAAGCTTCCAACATCATTTTGCAAAATTACACCGTCATAACCTGCATTTCGCAGTGCATCGGTTAACACTTCTTTTGCTCGGATAGACAATTCATCCGCTTTCGATGTCCATTCTTCCGAGATAGTGTCTTCTGCGTCAAAAAGTTCGTTGAACTCAGGAATATCGTATAATTTCCGACTGTCTTCTCCCTTGTGCTCTGCACGCCACGAAATCATAAAGTCTTTCAATGCTGCCATAGCATCATCGTTTTTTTTCTTGTATTCCGTGTCCAGAGATTTATGCTCTTGAAGAATCTTGTCGTATTCCGGGGACATTTTTCGCAATGTGCTGGTCAGCTCATCCCTGTTCTGAACTTGCAGAGGATTTTTCAGATTCACATACAGTTCCATCTGGTTTTTCCCGCGCAAGCCAATATCTCGCTTGCTTGTTTTCAAGAAAATCCCAAATGGTGTTCCATTATCTCTTGTGCCAGCACCCTCGCGCTTCGGGTCGAAAATAGTAAATACGCCATCCGTTTGATGATACATTGTCAGCAAACGTCCGTCTTCGTCAACCGCCTTGCTGCCCCTGAAATATTCCTGCTGCGCCTCCGTCAGCTCGCGGCCCGCGCTGTCTTCTTTCAGCGAATAGCGCTTGACATTCTCGGCGCTTCTGGATATACTATCAGTAGAAAGTCTACCACCATTTAGAGCGCCTCTCTCCCGAGAGGAAGAGCCATTACCGGTGGTAGGCTTTTTGCGTTTCTGAATGTTTCCGATACTGTACGCTGTTTCTTCGTTTCCATTCAGTGCTGAGACGAACGAAATTCGATAATATTGCCCGTCGCGGTCCTCAAAATACGCCACATACGAATTGAAGCCATCTTCGCCAATGTCATTTTCATGCGTGCCGCCGATATCCTCCATATTGTGGGAAAATTCGCCCGTCAGAATGATTTCGTCGATGTGGGCCGCCGCTGTTTCTTTCAGGCGATATGCCTCGTCGGAGAGCTGTGTTTTTTTATGCGTTTTCAAGTCGGTGGACTTGTCGTCCGCCAGTTTGTATGCAGATCGTTCCGTCAGGCGCACAAGCTGCCCATCTGTCGTGGGGAGCACAATATCGTTGCCCTTCCGGATTTCAGAATTGATATAATTCTGCAACTGCACGCCCCATTTTTTCGGGTCGTCGCCGTCAAGAACCTGTCTGTCGGCTTTGACATAAGAACGCCCATCGTCCAATGTCTTGATCTCGAATCTTGCCTTGCCGCCCTCGCTGGCGGCATTTTTGCTGTTTCTCGCCGCCGCCTCAAACGCCTGCTGTAACAGTCCTTCTGCCGTCTGCGCCTGCTTCTTCGCCCGGCCCGTCAGCTTGCCCACGATCTCGCGGATGGCGTCGCGCAGCTTTTGCAGCATCGTACGGTCCTCACTGTGCCTGCGGATAAACTCGCTCAGCACGTCCGTGTTGGCGATCATCTCTCCCGCGTAGTTCGCCGCTGCCTCGTCCATCGCCTGATCCATGCTGATCTCGACGCCCATGCTGTTGTAGCGCTCGTGCAGGATATTTGCAGCCTCGGCCACGTCGCTGTCCTTCATGATGGCGCTGCGGAACGCCGTGTACTGCTCGGGGGCGAGCTCCTGCACCCTGTGCGTCCACTCATGGCCAACGACCTGCATCACGGGGTCCTGTGCATCCTTCGCAATGCGGATTTCGTTGCCCTCGATCTCGCCGTTGGCTGTGCCGCCGCGCACCTGATCCTCCATGCGCACGCGCACGCCGAGGGCCTTTGCTACGGTGTTGATCTCGTCTGCCGTCGCAGTGTCCATTTCACGTGAAACGTAGTCATCATAGACAAGGCCGCTGCCGCCGTCGCTCTCCTGCGCGAAGGTCTTCTTGCGTGCCTCTGCCTTCGCGTCGTTCTGGCCCGCAATATAGCCCGCATAGGCCGTCTCGCTCGTCGTGTTGGGGTTGGGTTTTCCTTCCTTGCCCGCATTATAGGCTGGGATGAATTCCTCCACGTGCGCCGACGCGTCCGTCCCTTCCTGATACGAGCCTCGGATCGCCTTGCGCCCGCTCTCGCCGAGGGTGCTGTCAAAGCCGGAAAAGCGGTTTGCCGCCACTTCCACGCCGCCGCCAAGCCCGCCGAGGATGCCGCCGACGAGCCCATCGTAAAGCATGTCGGAGATTTCAAGCTCGCTGTAATTTTCCCCGACGCTCTGCCCGTTGTAGATGCTTTGCAGAATCGGCTGCACTGCATCCTCGAACATTTCTTCAAAGCCTTCCGAGGCGAACGACATTGCGATTTTACCGGCGGCATTGCCCCCCATCTTTGCAACGGCTCTGTTGATGGCCTTATCCAAAACACCGCTGCCGAATGCCTTTTTGAACGGGGCGGCTACGTTCGAAAGCTTCTCTGACAGGACGCTTACACCCGCGCTGCCCGCGCCGTACAGCAACGCACGGTTCTGCATATCAAGGCGCTCTGCGTCCGTCATATCCGGCTGAATGCCTTCCTCCATGGCCTCTTGCGAGCTTCCGCCGAATACGCGCGCCGCCATTGGAACCGTCGCCCTGCCAAGGCCCGCGGCGATATCCGCGCCCATTTGCATGCCCGCGACCGCAACATTGTTCAGCAGCTGCCCGACGGCTCCCTGCCCCTCGTTTGCTTTCTGCATGTTTTCTGCGGCGCTGGAACGGAGATTCTGATAGGTGCGCTGCAAGGTATCCTGCGCGCCCTTTGTCAGGTTGCGGTAATTCTCGGTCTTCTTGCCCGCGTATTCGCTGTTGATCTCGATGAGGCGCTTGTTGCGGTCGATAAGCGTCTGCCACTGCTGGCGCTCCTCCTCGGTCTTCGCCGCCTTGAGCTTTTCAGTATAGGCGGCGATGTTCTTTTTTGAGGCTTCGATCTCTCCGCGTTCCTGACTTGCCGCGTAATTCAGTCCGCTCGGCAGGCGCAGCAGCGTGTCGGCAGCGCCAACCATATCTGCCGCATAGCCAGCCGCCGCGCTCTTGACAAGCGAGCCGACGTCCGTCTTTGTGCGGTCGCCGGTGATCTCGCGCACTTCCTGCGCGTGCGAGCGGCCGGAGCTCCTGTGCCCCCGCTCCCGGTTTCTCCGATCCGCCGCCGCGCGTTTCATCATTGCCTCGTCCAGTGCCTTTTGATATGGCGTTCGTGTGTCCGGTGTCTGCTGCGTGCGGGACATGGGGCTTGTAGCCTTTGCAGGAACCGTTGCCGTCTTGCTCGGCTGCACCGTCGGCGTGGTTTTCGCGGGGGTCGTGGTAAACGAAGATGCCATCTTCACCGGCGTGCCGGTCTGGATGAGCTTCCCCTTCGTCCCCTGCGCCGCGATGGGCGCAGGGGCGGTCGTTTTCTGCTCTTCATTGCTGATCGGAACTAACTTGCCCATTCTCAATCCCCCTGATAAGTAAGGCCGTATTGATCCAGCATACGATTGACGCTTTGCTTCTGCTCGTCCGAAAGCTTATTCCAGAAGGAATCGATGCCGCCGACGGCATAATCAAGCTTCCCCTGATCGAGCATCGTGCGCAGGCTGCTCATAGCGGCGTTAAAATAAGACGAGTTGTACCCGGCGTTTCCGCTGCCGCCACCCTGCCCTTCGAGCCAGCTTTCATAGTCCGAATACAAGCCGCTCGAAGAGGTGAATCCATACTTCTGATAATTTGCCTTCTGTGCAAGCCAGCTCTTCGGATTGCCGCTTGCCTTTGCCGCCGCAAACAGTCCCTCATAGTCAAGTCCGCCGCTTGATACACTGCCGGTTGCTCTTCCGCTTGTCCTTCTGCTACCAGACGACCCGCCGCTCGCTCTCTGTGCGGCCTGCTGTGCCGCCTGCTGCAATTTATACTGCCATTCCGCGTCGTAGCGCGCGTCCTCGATGGCGTCGCGTTCCTTTTGGTAGTCATAGTTCAGCTTGTCCTGCTGCTTCTGATAGGCGAGGCTGTCGGCGTACTGCTGGTCTCCCACCTGATCGCGCGCGAGCTGGTAGAGGTAATTTCGGTCGCTGAGCCAACGGTTATAGTTGTTGTCCTCAAGGCCGATGAGCGTGTTGAGATTCTGCCGGTCTGCATTGATGCCGTCCATATACATGCCGTAGGCAAGCTGCTGCAACTCGGGAATCTTGTCCGTCATCTGGCTCATCTGATAGTCGCTCGCCTGCTGGCTCGCCGTGATAGCCGCCGTGGACGGCATACCGCCCGTCATCACCGCCGCCTTGCCGAGCGTATCCTCTGCGCTGCGGTCTGCCTCGCGCGTATACTGCTTGCGGTACTGCTGATAGAGCGGGTCGCTCACCGCGTCGTAGGAGAACGGCTTTCGGTTGAGCATCGCGTCCAGCGCCGCGCTGATCTTGCCGTTTGCGTCGTAGGTGTAGCTGCTCTCGCCCAGCTTGTCGAGCCAGCTTGTGTCCGCTTTTGGCTTGTTGAGCTTGATATACTGGCTGCCGTCTCCGCCGCCGCTGTAGTCGTACTTCTCGCGGATTTTCTCCGCTGCGTCGTGCGCGGCCTGCTGGCCCGCCTTGTCTCCCTCGGCATATGCCTTGTTGTAGTTCTCGGTATACTGCCTGATGAGGTCAAGGTCGTTCTGATCCGTGACCAACGTCAGGTCAGTATTTTTGTGTTTGAAATTGTCTGCCATGTGTCCCCTCACTTTCTCCCGCCCGTTACATACTCGTACTCGAGCGCATAGAGCCGGTATTCTCCCGTGGCCTTGATCTTGAGCTTGAAATGGTCGCAGCGGCGAATGGGGCAGTCAAGGGTGAAAATGCCCTTCTCCTGCGCCCCGCAGCGGTCTACCTCTTCCCATGCCCCGCTGTCAAACTTTACAAGGAAAGAAAGCGCCGCGCCCGCCTCGGCCTCGATGCGCGCCCTTACGCGCTGCACGTGCTTTGCGTCAAAAGAGCCGCCGTCATAGTCGGCAAATTCCGCCTCACTGCTGACGCTCCCCTCGCGCTGCGCGCCCTCCGGGATATCCGCCGGATTCCCCAGCAGCACGCAGCCGCCCTTTATTAAGGCCATGATACCGCCGTGATAGGACATTTGCACCACGGCAAGCGCATCTTCCTTGTGCCACGTGCCGTTTTCACTGCTGTAGCAGTACAGCGCGCTTGTCCCGTTTGCTTTCATGCTCACGTAGTAGTTAAGGCCGTCGCTGCCGCCCACAGCCTCGGAAAAGCGCACTTCCTCGCCCAGCACCCGTGAAATGCAGCGCGGCATACCGCCGCTGTAGGACATGATGCCCACCTTTGACAGGTAATAAAGCGTTTCGCCCGCCACGGCAAGGCTTTTCGCGCTGCCCTTCTGCACGCCGAGCACCGCGCTTGACATAAGCTGAAAATTCGTCGGGATCGTGCCGTACATCTTGAAGATCTTTCCCTCTTTGAAAAAGCACGGGTAGCCGAGGTAGCTCACGCAGGCCGTGAATGCGCCTGCCGTGCCGCTTTCCACGTTGAACGAGCTTGTGGCCAGATTCTCGAAAACGTTCCAGTTATAGGGGTCGCCCAGCTTGCTCGCGTAGATGCTGTCGCCCTTGCAGCCCCACACGCGGTTTTCATTCGTGCAGACATAGTCCATGTCGGGCACTGTCCGCTTGAGCGTCACCGTGCCGGTCTCCGTGATGCTCGTCTGTCCGTCCGGCAGCCGGAACGTGTTCTCGTAGAAGCGCAGCGTCTTTTTGTCGTCGCTGATCTCCCGGATAACAGGCGTGCGGTTGTTGTAAGGCTCCTTCGTGCATCCTTCAATCGTCACCGCGTCGCCCACGTTGAACAGAAACGCCGTGCCGGTCGTTGTGATGCTGTTTGCCGCTGCCTTTTCGTCTGCATATGTGCCATCGCCGAATTTAAGCCCGCTCGCGCTGTAGCTCGCCTCCATCGGCTTGATCGTGCCGTCCTTTTCGCACACGATTTTGTCGGGGAAGATGAGCACGCGCTCCCCCAGTGCGCAGAAGGTTTTCTCGCTGTCGGCGACCGTCGCCTTTTCCTCTCCGCCGATATAGAGCTTCGTTCCGTATACCTCGTAGAGCTTGCCTGCGGTAAAAATGCCGTTCGGTGTTCCGTCGTTCTTGCGCACGGTGTAGCGCCTTGCACGCGGGGCGAGAAGTGGGTAATAGCGCGCCGACAGATTTTTCATGTCGTATAGCTCGCCGCCGCCCGCGCCGAAGGTGTGGTTGATGCCGCCGAATTTTTCCTGCTGTACGCGCCTGTTCGTATATGCCGTGATCTCAGGCAGTCTCATCCGGCCCCTCGCTTTCTTTCTTCTCCGGTGCTTCCGTGCCGTCGCAGATCATCGCAATGTTGCGCAGCGCCTGCCGCACCGCCGCTACCACGTCCACAGCGTCTCCGCTGACGTTCAGGCGGCTGATAAGGCCCATCGCCATAGCCGCTTCCTGCTTGATTTTCTGTTCCATTCTTTTCACCTCTATGATGTTCCGATTGTTTCTACCCAGCTTGCCGAGCCAGCCGCGCGGTTGATGAGCGCAGACGCTTCGACCCAGTTTGCCGTGCCGCTTGTCGAGCGGTTGATGAGCGGCACCGCCTCGACCCAGCTTGCAACGCCGGTCGATGACCGGTTGATGAGCACCACACCGCTTGTAGTGGTACCGCCGCCACCGCTACCGCTCGCAGTGGTAAATGTGCCGCTGTCTGTATAGCCGCTTGCGTCCCATCCACCAGTTACGCGGACGTATAGCGATGCGTGCCATGAGTAAGTCGTCCCGGCTGTCAAGCCCGTCAGCGTGAGGGAGAAGGTGTTCTCTCCGCCGCTTGTTTCCTTTGACCATGCTTGGAATGTGCCAACCCCGTCGACCGTGATGTACA